GGAGCTAGGAAGCATGACCGTCAGGCTATCATGAGTGCTCTTCTCCCTCTGCTTCAAGACGGTATGAGTCTGACTGCTGCTTGTGGCATGGTTCCCGAGGCTCCGACTTCTAGTCAGATTCTGGACTGGATCTCCGCTGAGCCAGCCTTAGCCGAGCAGTACGCGCTCGCGCGTGAAGCTGGATACAGAATGATAGCTGATGAAATACTTTCAATCAGTGATGAAAACTACACAATAGTTGAAGAGGATGTAGTTGACGAAGCTGGCGTCCCTGTCGTTGACGGAGACGGGATGAGGCTGCAAAGACGAGTAAAGGTTCCGCTGTCAAGTGAAGCCATTCAGCGTAACCGACTGCGCATTGATAGCCGCAAGTGGATGCTTAGTAAGATGCTGCCCAAGGTGTACGGGGACAAGCTGCACACTGAGCACACAGGGCAGGACGGAGGTCCGATACAGTTAGCGGCAGTAGACTTGAAATCCCTCAGCGACGATGAAATTGAAAGCATGACTAAAATGATGAAGAAGATTGAGGACTCTCAATGAATCAAATGTCTGCCTCTACCACCTCCCCAGCTGTCATGCTGGACCTCCTGAAGGAGGAGAGAGAAAGACGCAATGCTGCGGCATCCCTCTATGAGTTCGTTAGGCAGTCCTGGCACGTCGTAGAACCAGGAGTACCCTTCATTGGTGGCTGGCACATAGAGCAAATCTGTGAGCACCTAGAAGCGTGCTCTGGAGGGGATCTGAGGAAGCTGCTAATCAACATACCACCACGCCATTCTAAATCTACGATCGTTTCCGTCATGTGGCCTATGTGGGAATGGCTAACAGATCCAGCTCAAAAGTTTTTGTGCGCCAGTTACTCCGGCAACCTAAGTATACGTGACAACCTGAAAGCCAGACGGCTGATACAATCCCCTTGGTATCAAGACAGGTGGGGTCACATGTTTAGGCTTGCCGGAGACCAAAACGCTAAACAGAGATATGAGAATGATAAAACAGGGTATCGCCTAGCAACATCGGTAGGTGGTACTGCGACAGGTGAGGGTGGTTCAAGGTTATTACTTGACGACCCACATTCTGCGCAGGAAGCTCAATCAGATGCTATCCGTGAATCAGCTCTTGAATGGTTTGACGTTGTTTGGTCTACTCGTTTGAATGACCCCAAGGCTGATGTCATGGTCACTATTATGCAGCGTTTACATGAGAGAGACATAAGTGGTCATATAATAGAGGACATTGGAGGGTGGGAGCACCTAATGATACCCGCAGAATGGGATGGTGTTAGGAGAAAAACCAGTGTGGGTCCATATGATCCAAGACAGAAAAAAGGCGAACTCATATGTCCCGATAGATTCGGGGAAGATGAAATAGCTGATTTGAAAAAATTACTGGGTGCTTATGGTTCAGCTGGTCAGTTACAACAAGAGCCCACTCCGTCGGAAGGTGGTATATTAAAGACTCAGTATTTTGAACTTTGGCCACACAACACAGGTCTACCACCATTCGAGTACATCTTGCAGAGCTATGACTGTGCGTTTACAGAAAAGTCAACAGGTGACCCCACTGCATGCACAGTGTGGGCTGTATTCACCCATGACGGAGCACGCCATGTCATGTTAATAGATGCATGGGATGAACACTTAGCATACCCTGACCTTAGAGCGAAAGCGATAAAACAGTGGGGAACTGAGTATGGCGGTATGAGTAAGGACTCTCCGTTCAGCAGGAAAAAACGTCCCGACCGGATTCTCGTCGAGGCGAAGGCGAGTGGCCAATCTCTTTTGCAAGACTTACGTCTTGCTAAGGTTCCCGCCATACCGTATAACCCAGGAAATGCCGACAAGGTAAGTCGTGCTCATCAAGCAGCTCCTACTCTTGAATTAGGTTTAGTATGGATACCAGAGTCTAAGAAAACTCCAGGGCACGCTGTTTCATGGGCACAACCATTTATAAAAGAGCTCTCTAAATTCCCAGTGGGAGCACATGACGATTACGTAGATACATTTACACAAGCGATAATTTATTTAAAAAATGATGGTTTCTTTGATCTACCTCAGGCTCGCGACATGGACGAACCTCAGCTCAGGCTGGTAGAAAATGTAAACCCTTATGCGGTATAAAGGAATGCACGATGGAAACAGAACTTAGTTCCATGTTAATCTGGAATGTTATACTCACCTTAGTCATAGCGCCAGCACTATGGACATTCCGCTCAATGATGAGTGAATTAAAAAGAATAGACATATTATTAAATCGCACGCGAGAAGATTACGTAACCCGCAAAGAAATGCGCGACGATATGAAAAGCGTATTAGATGCATTACATAGAGTTGAAGACAAGTTAGACCGCGTCTTGAGCAAGGGGAGTTAACATGGCGAAAGAAGATATGGTAATAAACCCCATTACGGGTGAAATAGACTTAGATTTACATAGAATAGTAAAAGGTTTTTCTAAGGGTGGTCAATCATTAAAAGATTCTTTGGAACTAGACACACCGCGTAGAACACCTAGCCATCCTAGCAGCTCCCATGTCGTAAAGACAAAAGTGGATGGCAAAGATAAGATGATCAGGTTCGGAGAGCAAGGAGCAAAGACAAACCAGAACCCTAAACAGCGGAAAGCATTTAAAGACCGCCACGCGAAAAATATCGCTAAAGGTAAGTCGTCTGCAGCTTATTGGGCAGACAAGGTGAAATGGAAAGCAGCTGAGGGTGGAGCGATTGAAACCGGAGGACCCGTAGACCTAGCTCGTAATGTTATAGGTCAAGGATTATTATTAGGCTGGGGCGACGAAGCTGAAGCATGGGTTAGATCTAAATTAGGCGAGGGTACTTACGAAGAAGCAGTAGCCGAAATAAGAGCAGGTAACGAAGCTTACTCCGAAGACAGTCCTTACGCTTCACTTGCAGGAGAAATAGTAGGAGGATTGATACCCACCGCAGCAGCGTTGGTGGCGACTCCTTTTACGGGCGGTGCTTCAACAGCTGCAGCGAGCGGTAACCTTGCCCGACTCGCTAGCATAGGAGCGCGAAGACTAGGACCTCTAGGAACAGCTGGTGTTGTAGGGGCAACCGAAGGAGCCATCGCTGGCGCAGGTATGGCAGAAGAAGGTGAAAGATTAGAGGGTGCGGGAACTGGGGCAGTTATAGGAGGCACTCTAGGAACTGGGCTACAGAAAGGCTCAGAACTTGCAATTAATGCTATAAACAAAAAAGCTTTGAATAAAGCAGCGTCTCAAGTTCCTGATGATTCAGCTTATGATGCGCTAAGGCAGAAGTATCTCGACCAAGGTATGATAATGCAAGCAGTACGAGAACCAGGAGACCAAATATTAGACACTGCCCCAGTAGATGATGCACTTACCAGATTACGTATCAACTTCGGTCCCTCTATATCAGAAGAAAGTTCGGAAGCATTAAAAAACTGGACGAATACTAAACTGCGTAAATTCATATTAAATGAAATGGGTTCAAAGAATGACAGTGTTAGGCTTGCCGCAGATGAAGGATTTACATTAGGACCAGGAGACTATGAAAAGCTAGCTGACGATGCTATTAGTCAAAACACTCAGACTGCGGGCACGTATTTAAATCGTTATAATATGTTTATGGATGATGATTTCATCAGCTTAGGAGACGGCACTCCAATGCGTGAATCTGCGATGGGTCAAAAAGTCGTAAAGCTAGTCGAAGAAAATCCATGGTTGAGTAAAGTTCCTCCTGAAACAGTTATAAGAGATATAGATGAATTCGCATTAACTGATAATTTAAATTTTAGACACATGATTGATGAAATCACAAACGCCATGGATCCCAACACCAGTTTACCAAGGCAGCTACAGATATCGCCTAAAGATTTGAAGAAAATATCTATGCGGCAGATGGTAGAAAAAATAAGTAAGATCAATGACTGGAGAATGAAAGAAGCTGATAAAATTGGTAAAAAAGAATTACTTGATAACATTGCTAATACTAATACAATTATAGATCTACCTGATTTTGATTTAAGTTTTGTTGATAAAAAAGGTGGCGGTTGGGTAGAGATGCCTGATGCTGCGAGTGATTCAGGAGGTAGAGTCTGTACAACTATAGGTAAAGCTGGTGGGTGGTGTACTCAAGGAGCCGAAATGGCTAAGAGTTACGGATCCGGAGATAATAAACTAATAGCGTTACTTGATGGTGAAGGTCGTCCTCATGTGCAGTTGAATTTAAAAACTAATTATAAAAGCATTCCAAATGATGGTTCATTAGTTCTCGGAGAAGTTAAACCCATAGGTAATGGATTCTTTTCTGACAAAACTCAAAACTATATGTCAAAAGATCCTGAATACAGAACTAAATTAGGTAGCGCATTAAAAACTTTTTTGAATGAAAATCAAAATGACATATCCACAAGTTATATATCTGGGGGAACTCAAGACATATTAGATTTTGGTATATTTGATATGAAAAATATGGACCATGTTCAAGCTAAATTAGAAGATATATTTTCAGAAGAGTTTGACAAGGGCATGGCATCTGTAGTTGATGAGAACTTTCAATCGATGCTCGCAGGAAGTCAAGCTGACGGTATTGAAATACCTCGGTTTTTAACTAGAAGCGAATTCGTTGAATTAATGGATCCTTACACTATCGTTAGTGACTCAGGATATGCCAAAGGTGGAGCAGTTTATAATCCTAATCTAATTAAGAAGAATGCAGTACAACTATTAATGGAGGCTAACAATGGCTGAAGAAGAAATAGAAGTAGTCAAGGAAGAAATGACTATGATTGAGCTACCCGAGGAGTCTCTTGAAGTTGAAGATACTGCAGACGGTGGAGCTATGATAAAAATGGAGTCTATTACCGTAAAAGAAGGTAATGAGCACTTCGCCAATATTGTAGAGGATGTTGACCAAGGTAAGCTTAAAAAAGTTATAAACGACCTGTTAACTAAAATCAATCGTGATAAAGAAGCTCGCCAAAAAAGAGACAAGCAATACGAAGAAGGATTGCGTCGTACAGGATTAGGTGATGACGCTCCAGGAGGTGCTCAGTTTAGCGGTGCTAATAAAGTTGTACATCCTATGTTAGTGGAAGCTTGCGTTGATTTCTCTGCGAGGTTTATCAAAGAAATATTCCCTCCTACGGGACCTGTCAAAAGTAAAGTGATAGGCGAGCAAGATAAAGCTAAAGTAGAAAAAGCTGCGCGTAAAACTGAGTTTATGAACTGGCAGACAACTGAGCAGATGATTGAATTTCGCTCAGAGTTAGAACAGCTCAGTACGCAACTACCTTTAGGTGGTGGGCAGTATATGAAGTACATGTGGAATGCCCAATATAATCGACCTACCTCTGAGTTCGTACCGATTGATGACGTGTACTTACCGTTCTCAGCTACTAACTTTTACACAGCTGAGCGTAAAACTCATGTTCAATATATTACTGGTATGGAATATGAGCGTCGAGTGGAAGTAGGTATGTATGCTGATGTTGATTTACCTAGCCCAAATGACCCAGAGTTTAGTAAAGCTGAAAAAGCTAATGAAAAAATTGAAGGTAAAGAAAATAATTCTTATAATGAAGACGGATTAAGAACAATATATGAAGTTTACACGTATTTAGATATGGAAGATGAAACTGGACTAGCCCCATATATTCTTTCTATTGATAAGTCTTCTGACAAACCTCTATCATTATATCGTAATTGGGAGGAAGAAGATCCTCGCATGAACGAGTTGCACTGGATGGTTGAGTTTCCTTTCGTACCTTGGCGTGGAGCTTACCCTATCGGACTGACTCATATGATCGGGGGACTGAGCGGTGCAGCGACAGGTGCTTTGAGAGCATTACTTGACTCTGCCTATATACAGAACGTACCCACCCTATTAAAACTTAAAGGAGGACCCAATGGTCAGACTTTAAATGTGCAACCGACTGAAATTGTAGAA